CCACGTTTCCACGTGGACAATTCTCCCTTTAGTGTAAGGTGGGTTTAACCCCCCACCAAACTAAAGGAAGTCTAGAAGTTGTCAAGCTTCTAGCAAGACAGGCGTCTAGTTTAGATTAAAGTCTCCTATTATAAGATCATTCTAATCTCATAATATGGAATTTTATTCGTTTTACTAACGTGAAACTGGCTCTAGAAACAAGGTAATCACCTTTATCCAGAATAGATTTATCTGATCTGGGTATGGCGAAAGTCTTCATTCCTATAAGCCAAGTTTCCCCTGTTGATGACTTGGAACTTAGGTCTTCGATGATGTGATCCATCATGATCCGCACCGCCTTATGGGCTGAGTGGAATGGTGAATCACTGAAATCGAATCCCCGTATGTTACCAGGTCATAGTGACTTGGGATGCTCCTTTAAAAACTTAGTTCATTGTAAATGATAACTAACACTCTTCCCAAATAGTGGAAGAGCTTCATTATTATTTATAATTGAATTTAAAGTTTTCAATATTGGAGAATCTCCGAAAACCTCCATAACTGAGTTATGAAGGATACTTTCACAAGCATCCTCACTCATATGTGGAAGACGGTGGTTACCTCTCTTAATAAGTTCATTTATGAACTCGTTAACAGGGATAAGACCGTGTGCTGTATTAAGCACGTTTTCGACCAATCATGCTGTCAATTCCTTGCTAGATTTAACTCTAGAAGGAAGAGAAAACATGATTCCAAAATAGTCACTAACACTTGACGGGATAGATACAAATGGAATCCAGTTCCTTTTCTTCTGTTCTCAAAGTAAGGTAGTCAGCTGAGAAGCGGATTTACCTGTACTCTTTAGAGCAGAGATAGGGAATGGGGTTATTTCCTCTTGATCTAAGAATAATCTTTTAGCAAACTCATAAAAATCTTTTGATTTGTGAGTTTTTGCTTCAGAATATTCTACACCAAGAAGAGAAATAACTTCCATGTACTTTTCTCCAACCTCTTTATCACCAATAACTATATCATCTCCTAGAATAGCATACGGAAGTTGTTTTCACTTCTTCCCTAGCTCTCTACAGATGTAATAGATTATATAATGATGCGTTAATGCAAAAGAATTGAATGAAGAGTAGGCACCCATCGCGGTTCCAACGGAATAAGTCAACTTATTTCCTTTGAAATCGAATGGTGTCCCTACCATTATTCTTTTCCATGCATCAACGTAAGAGGTCCTAAATCTAGATTTTAACAATTTCTCAATTAAAGTTATGGGAAATCTATCAGTTGCTGATGATAAATCAACACTGTAGTAGTACTCAGAACCTAAGAGAGAATGTTTAAATCTAGATTGGTCAAATGTACAATCTTGAAAGATACCTTTAAGGACACGACCTAAGTGGTCGTGTAGAGGTTTTAGAGCTATTTGACTTCATCAGTCAAGTATCCCTATATACCTCACCTTATCCTCTTTATCATTAAAACAGGAGATACGACGTGAAGTTGTACCCTCTGTTTTGATGAATGAGTTCTTAAGGCCCTTAAAGAAATCAACAATTGGCTGATATCTTAAGCTATTTAGGAGGAACTGAAGTTTCGGTCCTCCCAATAACATGATATCAGTAATTTGTTCCGGAGTTAACATATTTGCATCTGCTATACTAGAAGATAAAGCGTGACCGTTAGGTCCCGCTTTTGATCTAAAAGCATGCAGATTAGCATTTAAGTACTTCGGTTTCTTGATCGCAGGTCGGTATCCCAACTCCTTTCAGAAATCATTAGTATACTTACCTATATCATGACAGGCCTCAGTAGAGGCGGCCGTGATAGAAGTAGTATCTAAGGGTTTTCCGATTGACAGAGATCTTGTACTAAATAATATTGTATAAATCATAGCTATTTCTAGGTATGATTTCCTACTTCTTATATTAGGAATAAGTTCTCCAAGGATCTTGGGAATACCATCGCTAGTTAAAGAAAGGTCACCGGTTCTCAATGAGTTACCTGAAAAGTAATTCATTAAGTCTGATCGCAATGCTTTAATATAAGTTAAAGTAAAGCGCTCACCTCGAGAGTTATTTATTTTCTCAAGGCGGGAGACCAACTTTATTAAACTAGAAACCTGTATGGGAGCACCCCTAGTAAAAGAGGTACTTAACCAGTTAACTACTTTGAAGTTTAATTTCATTAAATTTTTCATGGTAGTTAAGTGATTCTGTTTCGCTATTTTGCCAACTGGGTAATGGTGGTTTACGTTCTTCACGCTCCACCGGCTGTACCTATCCCAAGCCAGGCAGAGGCTTAATTCTGACAGACTATATAGTCTGTGTTGTGGACCTGAAATTAAAGGGTCC